TGATTTTATTTTTTCAGCGCAAACAGCATCAGAAACAGATTACATTTTATTTGCATATCAAAATCCAATAGATATGAATAATAATTATGGTACCAATCTTTTAATTACATCTTTGAGGATAGATACATTTAATGGAGCTGTTGTTGGGTCAACCACTGCATCTGGCACAACATTTCAGTGGGCAGTTGGCGTTGGTGGCACATCTGAATCATTAAGCACTGTCGATTCAGATACTGGCGGAACGAGAAAGTCGCGCATTGTTCCAATCGGAATACAATCGTTTCCAATAAGCACACGCGCAAATTACATGGCCAACGAAGTAAGAGTTAGGTTTAGATCTCCGCTTTTAATTGAACCAGGGACATATCTTCACTTGATATTAAAAGTACCAGTTGCATCCACGCCAAGTGATGGACAAACATTTAGAGGAACAGTATCATTTAAAGGATATTTTAAATAAACAATATGGAAATAATTACGGGAACAACAATTTATGAAATTATAAAATCATTTGATGTCGCAAACAACCCAGTTGTGCCTGCTAGTTTTTCGTATGAATTTTATATTAATGGATTAACTTCTTTAACACCATCATTGAACATTAGCTTGTCAGATGCTACAAATGGCTCTTATACTGCATCTTTTTCTTCTAACACGGTCGGAGTACATCAATTTTCTGTTAAAAATAACACTACAAGCGTTATTTATTGCTCAAATATTTACGAAGTTGTTTATAGTTCTTCAACTCCTAGTTTAGCCACAATTTATGTTGGCCTTTAAAAATTGATTTTAAACGCTATTTGTGAACTTACCTACCCACGCCATAGGCGATGGGGTGGGCTTCGGGTTTCACAGACTTGCGCTTCTTTGCAGAAGTCTTACTTGAGTCTCCACCCGTGTTTTCGACAGTTCCTGCCGAATTTTCTTTTAATATTTTTATTCCTTCTTTAAGGATGTTATTCGATGCATTAAGGTCACGATCTAATGCGTGTCCATTCTTACAAGTCCACTCTCTTATTGAAAGATTTAAATCTTGGTTTATCCAACCACACTCATGACATGTTTTTGAACTGGGATACCAGCGATTGATTTTAACAACTTGCTTGTCATTCCAATCTGCTTTGTATTCCAATAGCCGAACAAAAGTTCCCCAACTAGCATCTGATATGTGTTTGGCAAGTTTATGGTTTTTAACCATCCCTTTTATATTTAAATCTTCCAAACAAATTATATCATAATCTGATACCAACTTGTGAGATACTTTATGCAAATTGTCCATTCGTGAATTGGTTATCTTCTCGTGAATTAAGGCTGTTTTTCGTCTTTGTTTTTCAAACGAAGTGCTTTCTTTTGTTTTACGAGAAAGATGTTTTTGTGCTTTTGTTAATTTTCTTTCATATTGCTTTGTGTATTTGTTATTCTTAAATTTAATTCCATCTGATGTAACAGCGAAGTCTTTTAGCCCCAAGTCTATTCCACATATTGCACCAGTTTTTTCTTTTGGCTGATACTGTTCTTCTGAAAGAATAGCTACAAAGTATTTTCCTGTTGGCGTTTTGGAGAATGTGCATTTACCAATTTCGCCTTTAATCTCGCGATGAACATTTATTTTTATTCCTTCTTTAAATTTTGGTACGTAAAGTTTATTTTCTTCGAGCACAGCAAATTGGGGAACGGTAAATGTATTTTTATTTTTTCTTGACTTAAATCTTGGAAATTTTGCTCTGCCTGCAAAAAAGTTTATATATGCTGAATCCAAACACTTAAGTGAAAATTGCAAAGACTGGCTATTCACCTCTTTAAGCCAAACGGTTTCATCTTTCTTTTTTAATTCAGTTAGAGTTGCTGCTTGTTTATAGTAGTTATCTGATTTTTTATCTGCTTGGTATTGTTCCTTACGTTCATTTAAAAAGTGATTATATACAAAACGGATACAACCAAAATGTTTGTCGATCAACACTTTTTGCTCTGGTGTTGGGATTAGTTCAAATTGATATGTTCGAAATATTATTTTCATTTTATCCTACTTTACATAAATAGTATAATTTATTTAAAAATCAATTGTAATTCAATATTTATTTGTATTTATGAATGTCGCTTATATCCTATCGGCTAGACCGATGGGTTTTACGCTCCAACTTATAAAAATAAAATAGCTTAAAAATGAATTTAATTGAAACTAAAGAATGGATTACGTGCGCAAAAGATCCAGTTTATTTTTTATCTAAATACGGTTCGGCATTTGATATTAGGACAAGGCAAGTTACAACTGGCTTAACTCTTTTTGAATATCAAGAAGAAACACTAAGGGACTATGTAAAACACAAGAATAATATAATATTAAAAAGCAGGCAAACAGGCCTGAGTGTAATTACAGCAGGATATGTTGCGTGGAAATTAATATTTGGAATAGATGAGCGTATTTTAATTGTTGCCAATGATGGGGCTGCCGCTATACGATTTTTAAAGGCAGTAAAACAATTCTTGGATTTAGTTCCGAAATATTTATTGCCTGAATCAAGAATAAAAGATAATGAAAAATTTATAGAATTTTCAAACGGTTGTTTTGCTAAGGCTGTTGCAAGTAGCGAACAAGCTGGACGAGGAGAGTCATTAACATTGTTGATTTTAGATGAGGCTGCATTTATTGATAACGCTGAATCTATTTGGATGGGTGCAGGATTAGCACTGGCAGCAACCAAGGGAAGTTGTATTATGATCTCCACACCATATGGTACAGGAGGACTTTATCATTCAACATGGATAGGATCTAAAAAAGGAGAAAATGAATTTAATCCAATTACCATCCATTGGACACAACATCCAATTTTTAATGTTGGTATGCATAAGAAAATAAATGAATTAGGAAAAGAAGTATATACTTCTCCGTGGTATGAAAGAGAGTGCGAAAGGATGAATGGTGATAAAGTTAAAATTGCCCAAGAGTTAGATTTATCATTTGAAGGATCAAGGGCAGTGGTAATTCCATCGGAAGTTATAGATGCATACGAAAAATCCATTATTGATATTAAGCCTGCTTGTTACATAGATTATAAAATACCAACTGGGTTTTGTGATTATAAAACTCCTTTTCACGTTTGGGAAAAACCACAGGCTGATAAAAACTATATAATTGGATGTTTACCGCCTGGTGAAAAAGTATTGACAAATGAAGGAATAAAAAATATAGAAGAGGTCACTCTTGGTCATTTGCTGATAGATGAAAACGGAAATTACACAAAAATAAAAAATATACAAATTACTGAAAATGGCATTTATGATAATTTTACCATAAAACTATCTAATGTATACAGAACGACCACGTTTACTGAAAATCATCCAATTTTAGCTTCTGTTGATACAAAAATAAAACGAAATTATAAAAAAAATCACGCGAATTATGAATTTAATGAGCGTTATTGGGATTTTGATTTTAAGTTTCACAATGCAAGTAATCTTAAAAAAGGAGATTGGGTAAAATATCCGAATATATATAAAAATTCTATTTTAACAGAGGCACAAATTATTGAATTGTGGAAACCTTACAAAAATGCCAACAGAACGGATTTTACAATAAAAAACCCATTATTGGATTCTGAATTTTGGTGGTTTGTTGGAATGTGGTTGGCTGAGGGGTGGACATATAAAAGAAAATATGCCAATTCCATTTTAACTGCACACAACATCAAGGAAGAAAAAATCATAAATCGTATAAAAAATTTAATGATAAAATACAATAGAGTTGTTACAGTAACAGAAAAAACAAAAATTAACTCAGCAATATGTCAATTTACATCAACGCAAATAAGTGCTTTTTTTGATGATAATTTTGGTAAGTATGCTAAAAATAAATATATACCAGAGTGGGTAAAACATTTGCCTGAAAATTTTAAACTACAACTCATCAAGGGATATTTAGATGGCGATGGTTGTACGACTATTAGTAAAAGAAGAAAAAACCCAGAGCTGAAAACCTCGTTTGTTTCTGTTTCTCTTGAATTGTTAGAGGGGGTGCAGGATATATTGTTTAGTTGTGGCATAATTTCATGTTTAAAAAAATTACGGTCGGCACAAAAACATAAAATAAGAAACAGAATAATAAATTCTTCAATTACATATGAATTGAATTTAGGTAATTATGACTCTATAAAATTGTTAAATAAATTTAACATTAAAAATGAATTTAAAACTGTGAATAAAAGGATAATTAATAATTGTTTTTTTGATAAAAACGAAGAATTTATATATTTTAAAATTAAAAACATTACCTCTGAAAAATATATTGGCAATGTGTATAATTTTGAAACTGAACAACACACGTTTTTATGTAAAAATATTACTACTCACAATTGCGACGTTGCACGTGGCGACAATGCGGATTATTCAACAATACAAATATTAGATGCTGATGATTGTCGTCAAGTGGCAGAGTTACAAATTAAGGTTATGCCAGACGTGTTTGCTGAAATCATATATTTTGCAGCAAATTTATATAACAAGGCTTATGTTGTAGTTGAATGTAATTCATTTGGATTGGCAACTGCATTGCACTTGAGAAACTATTTAAAATATGATTCAAGAAGAATGTGTCACGTTAAATCGCAAGTTAAGTTATTTAATCGTACTAGCGGTTATGTAGCAAATAACGACGAATTAATACCAGGATTTCAAACTACTACAAAAACTCGCCCTTTAGTAATTACCTCATTAAGTAGATATATGTCAGATGGATCAGTTAAATT